GCGGTTTTTGCGTTTTTGTGTTTTCCATTCGGCGATAGCCTCGCGGCTGGCATAAGGGCTTGCCTTGGCTTGCACTTGACCAACGGCAATGGCTAAATGCTCACGGATGCGCGAACGAATCGCCATTAATTGACGTTGCCACCAGTTTTCGGAGCGCATTTTTTCGATAGCAATATTTAGGCTGTCTTCGTCCAAATTTCCTTTTTCAAACTTGCTATAAAACGGTGGGTTGACGCCTTTCATCTTCGTGAAATACGCCATTTTTTTATAAAGTGCGGTAAAAATACGGTCTATTTCTGCTTCTTCAGTAATTGGCTCGGCGCGATTGCGAATGTATTTATCTTCAAATTCCGCGACCATTTCTTCGAGTTCTGCGGCAATAGATTTAGAAAAGCTCTCTACGTCGTGTAAAGTGAACTCGTCTAAACCTACTGATTTGCGCAATACTTTTTTATTTTTGATAAAGCCGAAGGTATATACATTGCCTTTTGGCTTGTTGATGGACGTTAAAATCGGGTAACGATTCATCACGCCTTCAATGCGGTCAAGGATGCCCTTTTGCATGGTTTCGCGTACCCAACTATTTGCGGCGCGATAACCATTCTTGCGAAAAGTGCGGATGTAGCGTTTAACAAAATATTTGCTTAAATATTCCGGTAGTTTTGAGATGTACTCATTGACAAACGGGAACGCGTCGGCGTTAAAGTTGAACAATTCATACTGATGAATGTTCAACCCTTCCGGCGTGGCTTGATATGGCACATAAGGCGAAACCTGAAAAAACGGCTCTCTTGCCGCTTTTTCTGCTTCCCTTGCGTCGCGTTCGCGTTCCCAGTTTGTCATTGGTTAGGCTCTCGCGGCTTTGAGTGTGTCTAAAAATGCTTGCACGTCTTCTTTTGTTGCAAACACCGCGCCAAATTCGAAAAGATTTCTGTCCATTTGGTCATTTTCCCATGTCCATTCTTCAACATATCCCGTCAATGAAAACGAATAATAGCTTTCGCCGTATTTGGGCTTATTTAATAACGGTGCTGGAAAAGTAATTGTTGCTTGCTTGCGTGGTTCGTCCCACATGCCGACAATATCAAGTTCGTTTTCTGATTTTGTCCAAACGCGACCGTCCTCTTTCCAGCTAAATATATCTTCCGCAATGTTTAATGGGCCGACTATATAGCCATGTAATGCGTCTCTAATATTGCTGCTGTTAATCAGTTGATCTGCGGCGATTTCAAACTTTACAAACGCCTTCGCGCCGTTGCGTAATACAACTGGCGCGCCCTTTAATGCTTCTGCTTTGTTAAATGGTTTCATTTTTGTTTTCCTTTTTTGTTGATTTAATTGATTAATTAAATTCCGCTTGGCTTTTACAAATTGCGGCGCTGACTTCTGCGCGGATGTTTTCAATCACTTTTTGCATTTGCTCAAGATTTGTTACGTTTTCGTTTTGCGCTTCGCAATTAATTAAAAAATCAAGTGCGCCCTCAAAAGTTTTGCAAAAGGTGCCTTTGTTTTTTTTCCACTTGTCGCCCTCTTGGCGTAGCTGATAAACGACAAAACCGTTGTCGCTAACGCCAAGTTGATAGGTTTCTGATAGTTCAATGATGTTTCTTTCCATTTTTTTAACTCGCTTTAGTGTGATGTACTGCCATGGCAAAATCGCGGCGGCTTGTTGGTGTGCCGAAATGTGCTTTTAAACGATCGGCCACCCATAAAAACTTATAAATTAAGTCGCGCTCGGCTTCGGTGTAATCGCGCAAATCGGCTTCGGCGTGGGTTAATTGCAAAAGCTCACTTAAACCGCGGGCGGCAACCGGATGGGCTTCGGCAAAATTGGCAAATTGACGCACGGCATTGTTTGCGGAAACGCCGAAATTCTCTGCGCGTTTTGCTTTGAATAGCTCATAACCGTTGGCATATTTGCCCGATCTAATGTCGATGATGTTTTCCGCTTCTTGCGCTGCCTGCATTTCTTCCCACGCGCTCATTGTCTGCCCCCGTGTTTACTTGCTAAAAAGCCCTTTTATCCAAGCACAAACGCCACATTTTTTAACCGCACTTTCCGGCAACACAATGCGTTCCAAATTGTCTAAACGTGCTAAGATTTCTTCGTTCGTAATGATCTGATTGGTGTTCAGTTGTGCCTGTTTCGCATTAATGCGATTTTGCAAACCGTGCTGGCGTCTAATGTCTTTTTCCAGTTGAAAAATATTCACGCGTTGTTTGCCGCGAACGGTCACTTTTCTGTTTGGTTTTTGCTTAATCATTGTTCAACTCCTCAAATTTTGGGTGAAAAAATCCTGTCGATTGAATTTCTTCAAACGACAAGTCTTGTTATTACGGTTTGGAAATTAAGAATTAATCGAGGGCGATTTCTTGCTGACGCTCGTCAATCTGATTTAACGGTTTATTCGTCATTAAGGCTTCCGGTCGTTCGTTATAAACCGGCGTTCGCACCCGAGTGATTTGGCTTGTGACCTTGAGTTCTGTGCCACAGTTGTTGCAATAGGCGATAACGTCTATGGACAACAAGCCAATTTTTTCTGATGTGCGCACACGGATGTTGTTACTTCCGCAATTCGTGCATTTATGATCTACGTTCACACTTACCACCTTATTGTTTAACTATTCCGAATCACAGCCCAACCGATATTGACGCGGGAACGCATTCTTCTAATTTCAAACGGATAAAATCTTGTAATTCGCGTTTGTCTTTTGCCGCTTCGGTTTCCAATGCGGCTTTAAAACTTGCCGTTACTCGAAAAGCAATAATTTCGGATTTCAGCTCACGTTTTTTTCCTATTTTTGCCATGTCCTTTCCTTTGTTGTTTTTGTTTACTTTGTTATACTTTGCATAAATTAAGACTTATTAAATCGGGCAATCACTTCCTTTAAACTTTGCCAAATTTCTACTTCGGTCGGCATAGGTTGACTTGTTTGGTTTGTCGCCCGGTTATGTAATGCGATTAAATACATAGAACTATGCAATAAATTCCCCAACACACTCGCTGCACCAAGTAATAAGGCAGGAATATATGATCGACCAATATCACCCAGCGCAGGCGCATTTACTTGCTGAAGAAGTTGAGCGAGCTCAAAAAGAGAAAGCGGACAGGGAGGTAAATCCCACAAGGCTTGTTCTTTTGTCGTTTTGTCTAGCGCTGTTAGAGAATTCAAACAAAAAACTCTATCAGCAGCCCATAGCTGAACTTTTTCAAGTCGCGAAAAAATATCACTTAGTGAACGCGCAAAGTCTATCGGCTCATCTTCAGCCGACGGCAGATAGCCTAAATCTTCCTGTGCACCAAGATACCGTTTCACTAGCCCAGAAACTGACCGATTTAATAACGACAGATACTCGTCGTTGAGAGGCTGATTAGGATTTATTGAGAACATTGCCATTGCGTTTCCGTGTTTGTTTACATTGTTTGAGATATTATAACCAAATCTTTTTCAAATCAATAGATGATTTAAAAAAGATTTAAAAAATCTTATGAGGAAATCAAAAATGAAAGAATGGTACTCGGCAAAAGAGTTAGAAGGACTAGATGGATTGCCTGCTCAAGCAACAAATATCACTCGCAAGGCAAAAAATGAAAATTGGAAAATACGCGAAGCCAAAGGTATAAAAGGCGGTGCGTTTGAATATCATATAAGTTCATTTCCTGATGTAACGAAAAACGCATTAGGCTTCATTGATGACATTGTGCGTGTCGTCAATCTACATGAACCTTTGGCGGAAAATACTATTCGCGTGGAAATTTTGGATATTGAAGCCAGTGCCGGCAACGGGACGTTTTTAACCCGTGCCGAACAGGGCTTATTGGCACAAGAATTCGACTTAGATTTCTTCCGCCGCCAATTTGGGCGCACAGATGCTAAAAACTTGAAGATTATCGCCGTAAAAGGCGACAGCATGGCGCCAACGTTGGAAAGCGGTGATTTGCTTTATGTGGACGTGGCGGAAAATTATTTCAGTGCCGATGGGCTTTATGTGTTCACCTTTGACGAACACACCTTTGTGAAACGCCTGCAAAAACGCGGGCGCGAAATGTGGGCGATGTCCGACAACAAAGAAAAATACGAACCTTGGCAAATTCACACTGACGACCCGATTTATATTCATGGGCGCGTGGTATTTAGCTTGCCGATGAAGATGAAGCGGTGGTAATGGTGATTGATAGTGAAAATTATGAAGATGAAACTTTTGTTTTTATTGGCGCTATTTTGTAGTGTATCTGCTTATTCTCAAACTGTACCTGATGAAATTGTAGATTTATTTGATGAAGTATCATCAGTTGCAGATCCTGAAGAAGATGTAAATTATCTTAATCATGTTATTTCTGTAAGGATAAATAAATCTATTATTCAACGTGATTATGCAAAATATGTTGTAAGGATAATCTGCGATGATAGCCATTTTGAACCTAGTTACTGGCAAGATATTGATTTCAAAATTATTGAAGTAAGGAATCGCGATAATAATTCTGGATACAGAATAAACATAGATAAAACAGTTTGTGCAGCACCAATAAAACATGATTGGTCTGACAATGAGCTTGAGGAACGTATTTTTAAATATGGATTAAAGAAATTCTAAGGAGCATTCAATGAAAAAACTTATCTTAATTCTGACCGCACTTTGTTTAATTTCTTCCCCCGCCCTTGCCAAAAGCAAAAAAGCCAATGCGGAACAGTTTAGTTGTGAGGACACTAAATATTGCAAAGAAATACGTTCTTGCGCTGAGGCTAAATTCCACTTAAACGAATGTGGCGAAAGCCGTTTAGATCGAGACGGTGACGGCGTGCCGTGTGAGAATGTGTGCCGATGAAGATGAAACGGTAGTGATGCTATGGTAGAGGTGGTCGAAAGGTGTTTAGTAAAGGGAAAAAGAAATAGTGAAATATCCACAAGTCATTGCTCCACCTATTCTTTCTCTCTATAACGAAAGAGAGGCGATTGATACATTATTATTTATAGAGAAATTATATGATTTCAATGCGGCTGTGGTGTATGTCGATTTTTCAAAAACAAAAGTGATCACTGCGGCTGCATCCTTGGTTATTCTTGCACATATTCACTATATTCAGTTATTTAAAAAGAACTTAGGGTGTTTTGTGTTTGACTGCAAAAAATCCCCTATATACAAATCTTTGTTTATTAAAGGGAAATATTTATTATCATTAAAACAAGGCGTTTCAAAGAATTATCAACGCTTAAGCGAGTTAGATAAAACATATAGGATTGGTCACATAAATTGTTTTGCATTAATCAGAAAGAATAATTTAAGTAATATTAATGATTTTTTGGCTAACTTAAAATTAAAAATCTATGCTCAGTATGGAAATAATTTTGATGCTTCTGAGTTAGATGACTTATTTGGTGGTTTAAGAACAGCTATTTCAGAAGTATTGCTCAATATTAAAAATCATGCTTATGAAGATGGTAGTGAGATAGAACAGGATAATTCTTCTGATTTTGATATTTATAAAGAGAAATTATGGTGGCAAATGTTTTGGTTTTCCCCAAAAGCAAATCAGATTAATTTTATTATCTATGATTTAGGGTTAGGTATTGAGCGCTCATATAAAGAGTTTGCGACACTTCCTGGTGTTATAAATCAGAATAAAACTTCCACAGAAATTTTTAAGGAAGCCTTATCAGAAGGGCGTTCTAGATTTGTTGGCGATGGGCGGGGATATGGTCTTTTTAATATTGTTGAATTTGCGAAAGAGAGAAAAGATGTGTCACTTTGCATTTTTTCAGGTGAATCGGCTTATCTCAAAAGATCGACTGAAGAAAATTTTCATGATTTAAACGGTTCAAAATTGCCCGGAACTCTTGTAGAATGGGATTTCAGATTACCCGATTGGAGCAAATTTGATGACAGATAAATATATAAATGTACTAGATTTTTCAGATGACCCTTGGGGACGTGATGAATCTGACAACCCAGAAACAAGTGGTGCTGCATTTCGTGAACAATACCTTGTTGATGCCTTCAAATATAATGATACAGTGACAGTTGATTTTTCATCTTTACAAGATATTCCTGATTCAGCTTGGTTGGGAGGAGCATTTGTTGGATTGGTGAAAAAAGATGGCTTTAGCTACAAAGAAGTATTCGACAAATTACAAATACTTCCAAATGATGACTTTTACCCAAAAATGATTTTCCGTATTCTTGAGTTAGCAAAGGAAGAAGAAATCCGTTTAGGGGTGTTTAATGGTTGATTGGGTTGCTGATGTTTTTGTTCCAATAGGTACGTTTGTAGCGGGTATTTTTTTGGAAAATTTTAGACAAGCTAAGACCCAAAAAGCCCAAGCAATAACTGACATTGAAAACTTGTTGCGATCTTTTTTAGAAAAAATCGCACAAAAAAGTAAGATTTATGAATTAAAGTTTCACTATAATACCATTGTCAAAGGCGTTGAAACATATTGTTGCGATTATGGTTTAGAGAAATCCTTTTTGAATGATAATATCATAGATTTGAATATTTACGCCTTTGAGAAACGAGACCCTAATAAGGTTTCAGAAATATCTATTTTATTAATTAATAAAATAAAGTCATATTGATTTATTTACGTTTCTTCACTTCCACTTCTTCATCTTCGACTTTCAGTTCACATTCAATTTGGCTCGTTAGACCACCGTCTGAAAGATTATGTGTCACACGGGTGATCAGCCAGTTTGTTGCATCAATTTCGGCTTTAAAGCCTGAAAGCGCAATCGGTGTTTCCGGCATTAAATCAGGTTCTCCCAAGGCGAGATTCAGGCTAAAGGTTGCTACGCCGCGTTTTAGCTTATCAAAGGCGGATTTAGCCGCAGTGATGGCAGTTCTTTCGCTTGCATAGGTGTGGCGCAATGATTTTATTTGAGAACTGTCACTGGTAATAGGTTCTTGTTGCTCAATTTCTCGATATGTTCGTTTGCTTAACCGTCTGCCTTTTACTGTACCATCTTTCAGCGTTCTGCCTTTCGTCATTCGCTGTTTTTTCACAATCTTGGTGTTTTCATCCACCGTGATTTCACCACGCTTGCCGCTGTCCGGATCGTGCCAATAAGCTCGCACGGCTTTGTAGTTTTCACTTTCGGCAATCGAAAAATTGTAGTTGTCGCCATTTTTGCGTGTGATTTTACGCAGTGGAATATCTTTCCCTGTGGCGGTTTTCCCTTTGCCTAATGGCATAAAGAGCAACGTGCCATTTTTCACCGTACACATGGCACCATGTTCTTCCGAAAGGCGTGTCAGTAGATTGATGTCGCTCTCATTGGTTTGGTCGATGTGGTCGATGAATCGATTTGCAAGCTCTTTTTCCACTTGGCTTTTGAGTTGATTTTCTTTGGCGATGGTTTCAATTATTTCGCCTAAGGTTTTCTTATCAAATGAGCGTTCTTTTTGTTCGGAAAATGAGCCTTTTAAATCCGCCGCTCTTGCTCTGATGGTTAATCTATCTGCTGAACCTGCGCCACCTGAAAACTGTACTTCATCCACTGAATATTGCCCTTTGTCAATCAGTGGTTTACCTTTCCATCCCAATGCAAGGCTGATTATGGCATTGCGTGGTGGTAAGGCGAGTTTGCCGTCATGGTCGGAGAGTTCTAAATCAAGGGTGTCCGCTTCTAAGCCGCGATTGTCTGTCAAAGACAACGTGATTAATCGGCTTGATACCACTTGCGTGATGTCTTGCTGTTTGTTGTCTTTCGTGGTGATCACCACTTTAAAAGCGGGTGTGCGGTGATTTTTACGTTCAAAATCCAACATCAGAACATCCCCGCAATGGATTCGGCAATTTCAATTAGCATTGGGTCATCGGTGCGTTTGAGATTAAGAGTGAAATCAATGGCGCGTGGCGCACCATCACCGAATAATTCCGAGCGGATTTCCTGCAGAGATTCGATGACGAAGAAGCCGATGATTTCAAAAGTGCCACCGTCAATCAGCGGGAATGCACCGCCACTATCTGCCATGAGTTCAAGGGCCTTGATGGAAAATCTTCCCCCGGTGATTTCGGGAATCAATCTTCCGCTTATCGTCACGGTTTCACTCTCTTTGCCGGTGAACTGTGCTTGCGGCATAGCACCCACCACGGAATTGGTTGGGTGTCGCCATGAGGATTGGCGGTCTAAGGTTTGAAACGGAACGGTTTGTCGGGCAAAAATAAACATGCCCAAGGCGGCAAGGGCGAAGTTTTGGAGCATAGGCTAATCCTTATCACTGACTTTGACAGTTGTGGCAATCAGTAATGCATCAATAAATACCAACCAGCCCCATCCCTCAATATGATGGAACATTAAAAACGTCGCAAAACCTGCCACGGCAACGATGGCGAAAAAATAAAAAAAGAAAATTAAAGTCGCTTTCATTGGGTATCTCAAAGAAAAGTGCGGTCAAAAAATTTGTTTATTTCTGACCGCACTTGGTAAATTAGTAAAATAAAAAAGCAATGCCGAAAACGACAAGCAGCCAAACGATAATCGAGATGATGATTATCCCTCGCCATACAATGTATCGTGGCAAATTAAATAGGTAATCAATCAGTTTCTGTTTCACTGCGTTCTCTCGCTTTTTCACGCCATTGCATGAGTTCGGTCACGGTCATATTTTCAAAGGCTTGCGGTTGCCAGTGAAAGACCATGGCAATGTCTGCCATGGCATCTTCCACGGTTGCCGAAATCAGAATTACTCGGTCGCTTCCGTTTCGGTCGGGTCCGAGTTCTTCCCTAAAAAACTGACGGCAGCCCCTGCCAATTCGACGAAATCCGCCACTTCCATGGTGTCGAAATCGGCGCGGTGTAATACCGGTTGAGTGACGCGCGGCAATAAAATACGCAGTGCATCCACATCGGTGCTAAACACGTCCATGAGTTTTAACCCTTTTAATGCCGGCACGGTGGGTTTATTGACGGTGATTTCGGTGATCTCTTTGTCGCCGCGTTTAATCGGTTGGCTTAATGTGATGACGGTTGAGGTTTCGTTTTTCATCGTTTTATCCTTTTAAAATTTCCCTCTTTCATAAAGAGGGGCTAAGTGAAGATTTTAAAAATGCCCCAGTGACGGGGCGGTGGTGTGTGAATTAAATGCCGATGGCGCTGCGGTGTTCCGCTAAGCGGTCAACGCCGTTGACGACAAAGATGGAATTGAGCAAGTCAATTTCGATGATGTCTTTGCCGTTTTCGATGATTTTGTAATAGGTCAACGGCACGGTGTAGCTTTGTTCAGTGTCGTCACCTGATTTGTTGGTGCCATTGTCGATTTCGCCAAAACGTCCGCGCATTTCGAGTTCAATGGAAGTGACTTCTTCGGTGTCGTCCTGTTGATATGAACCGGCAAAACGTAAAGCCGTGCCGTCAATGGAACCGCCAAATTCTTTGACCAATTCGGTCATGTAGCCGCCCATTTTGAACTGCACTTCTAACCCTTCTAAGCCTAAATTTACTTTTACCGGGCCAAACATACCGCCTGCACGGTATTCTTCCAGTTTCATGGCAAGTTTAGGCTGAGTGATTTCATTGATTTGTCCACGGTAGGAATTGCCGTTGCCGAGGAAGTTCATGAGTTTTAATTTTCTTGGTAAAGCCATGGGATTATGCTCCTACTTTTGCGATTTCGCGGGCGAAGTCAACCAAGTATTCATCGCTGATGTATTGGTTGAATCCAAGTTGTTCAAGCGGCGGAACCGGGCAGTAATCATAAGAGATGAGCAGTTTGGCATCTTTTAATGTCGCTGCCGTGTTCAGTTCCGAATTAACAAAGGCTTTGCCGCCAATTAAATAACCTTTTGCGGTGAATTCGCGCCATTTAGCATTAATTGCCGCCACGATTTCTTTCACCAACAACACGGAAATGTCTTTATCGACCGCCCAGTCAAAGGATTGTGCAATCGTATCTTTGAGAACTTGCGCCGTGCGGGTGTAGTTTTCGTAGAGGTACAGTTTGTCAGCGGAACGGGTGCGAAGTCCCCAGAACTTAAAGCCGTTATGATTGACACAACAGGTGATGCCGTTTTCGTTGAGATAATTCACATCCGTTGCGGAATCATTAATGTCAAAGGAAAGTGGCTTGGTTACACCGGTGACACCGTTTAGCCCTTTGTTTGAAATGGAGGTATGCCAACCATATTCTTTGTCTTGATAGGCGCGCATTGCAGCGGCACGTACCACGGCATAATCCACTTCGGTTTGTTTAGTGATTGGGTTGAAAGATTGGAAATCACCGAAGATCAGCATGAGTTCCCGTTGGGAAAAGTTGCGGCCATAGGTGATAGCTTGTTCTTTGGTATTGCAACCGTAGCAAGAGGCATACACAAAGCCGTTGAGTTTTTGTGCCACACTCACCAATTCTGTGGTGACATCTTGTGAATCATACTTCGGCACACAGAAAATGCGTGGTTTAACACCGCACACAGACGCAGACACCAAAAAGGCTTTCAAGCCGGTGTAGTTGCCTTCGCTATCCACGGAGCCGATAACATTGGCTTTCATTTGGCTTTCGTCTTCGCTTTCTTCCACGCGAATAACAACGACTTTACAATTCACAATGTCCGCAATGCCATCTAATGCACGAGATAACGTGCCTTTTTTACCTGCTTTGGCAATGACAGCAGAGGTGATGCCGGTGAGTAAGGTAGGTTTATTTAACGGGAACACAGCATTGTCGGCATCAGGTGCAGTAGCAACCAAGCCGATGACAGCCGTGGATGAGGTGGTTAGCGTGCGTAAGGCTTGGGAAATCTCCGTTACCTTGACACCATGCAAGAATTCTTCAGACATATTTTCGCCCTATGGTTTCTGTGGTTTGAAAAGATAGGGGTATTTTGTGAGGTGCGATAAAGGATTGCGAGTGGTTGAGATTGTGAGAATGAGTGCAACAAAGTGCGGTCAAAATCGACCGCACTTTTGATGATTATTGAAAGTCGGCAGGATATTGTTTGCGGTTGATTTCGCTTTCCCATGCCGTTCTGCAGTGGTTTTTGTCAAAAAATAATCCATTGATAATTTTATACAACACACGCCAACGCTTTTTCGGCTTACTTTGTGTTAACACGGCACGGCGATAGGTTCGGCTAGACAATGTTTCATCTGCCGCCCCGCCAATGAGGGCGTTAAACAGTTGGTCGATGGCTATCAAGACGTGATAGCCCCATGTTTTTACAGTTTTTGCCATTGATTGATCTCCTGCTCAATTTTATCTAATTGCTCCATAGTTTCTGCTTGTTCAATGTGCTTTTCAAAGCCTTGTTTAATTGCAAAGAGTTTACCCATGATGATGGCGAATAAGTCCGCTTTTTCGATGACTTTTTTCTTTAAATATTCGATTGAGCTTAAATCATCGCGCCCCTCGAAAATTTCGGTTAAAAGCATTGTCGGCAATTCATTTCGCGCTTCGCGTTCTTGACGATAAAAACTGTCAATTTCCGCTTGCGAATAGCCGATAAGATACTGTGCTTTGAAATTGTCGGTTTTATTCGCAATAACATTGAGTAAGTGTGTTTTGCGTTCAGCCAAAAGTGCGGTCATTTTTGCCGGTGAAATTACCCACGCTTTGCCATCCCATTCGTGGGCGAGGGTGGGTTGTTTGTCCACTAACGCTAATTTGTCTTGATGTAATACCGGTGTTTTTTGCGCCAACTCATCGTCAGATTCAACTTCCAATGCAAAATACAATGATTCATCTTCGGGGGCGGGATAGATAACATATTGGTTAATATCCGTTTTAAAAAAATATACTTTCATTTTTTACCCTTAGTTAAGTTAAATTAACCAAATACAACGACTTTTTTAATTCTTGGTTTGCGGCCATCACTTTGTGGGGTGATAGTGATATTGTTACCATCACGATGCAACAATGCGAGAGTGACATAGTTATAGTCACCAGCAGTGCCGCCTGTATCGTATTCGCCGATGCGTGTGTCGTGGCATTGTTCGATTGGCGAACTAAACCAAATTGGGCGATTCGCGTTTGCCCCATGGGGAGTGTCCATTAGTACAAATAACACGCCTTTGCTAACTTGTGCATTAACTGTGATTGGATTATCCGTTGACCCTTGCCAAATAAGGCGTTCTATCGGTAAATCTTCTAATGTTGCCAACGTCCCATTTTTAGTCGGTGTGCTGAGTGCATAAACATTTCCACCATCGTTATTACGCCGGATAAAGTTGAATCCACCTCTGTCGTTTGACTCAATCAGCATATGATCGCCGTTGCGGTTGATTTTCAGACCACCCCAAATTGCGGCGACGGCGGCTGTCTCAACGTAAGCATAATCCGTTTGATGTGACTTACTCAGTCTTTTACCTTGACACTCAAAATCATCTCCTCTTAATTTACCGTCATGTTCAAAAAACCAATGTTTTTCACTTCCGTTATCCTCAATTAGATGGATAACTCCAACACCAAACCGATTTCTTGCGTCAGGCGTAGTGTATCCAAATGAAAATGCAGAACCCCATCCATCCCCATTTGTTACCTTACCTTTTAAATATGGAAAATATGTATTTGAGCCATTAGCATTCCCCGCATAGACATGATAAGGTGCCTCTGTTTGCCATTGGGAGATGTAGGCTCCTTCGCCTCGTTTTTGACTCCCAAACCATTGAGCACCAAGACCACTCTCAGCTGAAAAATTTGCTCCATCAAAGCCAAATCGTTTTTTTGTTGCTCCATAGGCAATGTAGGCATCATTTGCATTGTCTGTTGTTTGCAATCCAACGGTATGCCCCATGTCAACATCAATTAACTTCGTATCATCGCCGATTTGCACAAAGTTGTTATTGTTTGTTGGGTCATTGACGATGAGATTTGGCACGGTGAGATTGCCTGTCATCGTATCGCCTGATTTCGATACACGATTGTTGGCGTTGTTATTGGCTCCATCTGCCGCTTTTTTCGCTTCTACGCCTTTGTCATAAGCCGTTTTAACCGCTTTTGATGTTGCTACATTATTTTCGTCGTTGCTATTGACTGCGGATGATCGTTTGTTAAGCGGGATATAGTTATTTAATGCAAGCTGCACCGTCGCAATCAGTTGCGCGAGTTTTTTACCTGCTTTTGCGGTTAAGCCGAGGTTTTCACTGTCTAATCCCGTGTCGTTTGTGAGTTGGACAATGCCCACTTTTGTTGTGCTTGCTTTGTCGATAGCATGGCTGTGTCCGTATTGATCTACGCCGTTTGCACTGTTTGCCGTAATGGTTTGCGGTGTAAGTTGTCCGCGCGTCACAAAAATGACGCTGTCGTCCACGGTGAGCGTAACGGCATTTGAACTGGCAACAAGTAAAATCATGCGCATAACTTGCACTTTCCCACTTCCGCTTGCCAAGGTCGGTTTAAAACTTTCCGGGCAGTTGGCATAGGCAATGAGTTTGTTTTGAGCGTCAAAAACGCCCATCTCCCGAATATAAAAGCCACCTATGTTTTCCGGGATAGTTAATTCAAAAACAACCTGTTTGTTATTGCGTGGGTCAAGCGATACAGCACTGATCGTTGCGCGATATTTTTCGTTGACTAAGCGTTCTTGGCTAGCGTTTACTGTCACGGCATTACCGTTTCCATCACCGACAGCAAAATGCGTAACGGTGATTGGCTTATTATTTGCAATGGCTTTTGCCAGTAATTGCGTGCCGTATGTTGTAAAAACGGCGGTATATTGTGCCATGTGTTTGCTTCCTGTTTATTGTGCGTAAACGGTGATAATTTCGCCCGTTTGCTGTCCTAAAAATACATTCATGGTGCCTGTTGGTGAGACCGCAATAGCGAGCTGTTTTAAGTGTCGGCTAACAGGTTTCACGTCATTGACTAATCTGACTAATTCGTTATAGGTTTGCTCGTTTAATCCTGTTTCCGGCACTTCAATGGTCAAGCTAAACGTTCCCGGTTCGCCCATTGGCACGGCGTTAAACCATTCTTTCAAGTTGACCATATAGCCTATAGGTTCAACCACTCGGCGCACGGCGTTAATCGTCCCTTTGCGTTTGTGGATAAAAAAGGATTGCTTAATGGCGATTCGCTTAACTTCGTCCGTCCAATTTTCGTCCCATTTATCGACGCTAAACGCCCATGCAAGATAGGGCAATAAATGCACCGGGCATTTATCCGGATTGATTAGATCGGCAATAACAATCGGATTTTCCACCGCACTTTTTAAGATTTCTGCAGCGCGTTTTTCTAATGGGGTTGAGCCTAGCGGCAATAAGTGACTAGAAATCATCGCTTGTTACCACCTCAACTTGAATGTTTGTGCAATAGGCTGATTTGTTGTTCGGCAACACGATGTCGGCTGTTGGTGCAAGTAGTTCCACGCGTTGCACCCCAACCAAATGCAAGGCGGCATAAATGCCTGACAGGCTGATGTCACGCCCCAATCGGCGTTTTTCTTCGGTGTATGCCGTGAGTTTTTTCAATGCTTCCGCTTTGATGGGTTCGTATTCCGGTCCCCGATATAAATGCAGTTTGGCGTGGATGGTGTAATTATGGATAGTCGCACTTTGCACGGTAACACGATCACCAATAGGGCGGATGTTGTCATCATTTAATCTTTCACGCACGGCTTGCAAAACCGTTTCGGAGGCGGTGCCTTGTCCGATACGACTTAAAATAGTGACAGTCACGTGCGCAGGCTCCGGTGATACCACAGATACATCCGCTACTTCGGGATGAGCGGATAGGGCGTGAAATACATAAGCACTGCGAGGGCCCGCCACAGATAAGCCCTCAAAAGCTAATTGGGTTCGGACTCGCAATGCGGTGTCATCTTCATAAATTGCCGGCACTTTGGGTGTTTTGCTGTCATCTGCCGCTTGGATTAGTTGGCGTTGCACGTTGTAATTAGCAGCGATAACGTCTAAATCTGTGCCGGTGGCGTATGCCAACATAGTGGCTTGAGCAGCGTTATTAATGCGGGTGCGCTCCAATAATTGCAGGTAAACGACTTCCTGTAGCAATTTAGTAATAGGTTCACTTTCTAAAGCTAGTCTTGCCTGCCAAAAGGGGCGTTCCTCTTCGTTAAAGAGATTGATAAACTCCGTTTTACGTTCGGCAAGTAAGGTTTCAAAATCTAAATCTTCTAAGACTTTGGGCGGTTCCAGTTTGGAGAGATCTACTAATTCGCTCATTGTTTTCCACCTAAGAATAAATCATCAAAATTCACGTTTTGATTGTTATTTCGTTTGCGCGCCACGATGGTGCAGACAATGCCGTTTTCGCTGATGCGCGGCTGAAATTTGCTTATTTGAATACGTGGTTCCCACTTGGTTAATGCCATGACAGAGGCGGCAGCAAGTTGTAACAACAAGGCGTGGTTCATAGGACGGTCTATCAGTTCCGGAATACGGCTGCCATAGTCGCGGCGGTGGATGCGCGGGCCCAGGGGGGGGGGCCGGATGTCCCCAAAGGGT